TTAGGCGTGTGCGGAGAGCGCATTTGCGAGGCTATCACCTGCTTTGCGGAGGCTTTCAGCGTCAACTCCCGCGTAGAATTTGAGGGTTGTTTCGGCGTCCTCGTGCCCTAAAAATTGTTGCACAGCTTTGAGATTGACGCCAGCCTCTAACATCAAACTGCCGCAAGTGTGGCGCAAGTCGTGCGGGGACATATCGGGCAGGCAATTTGCACGGCAAAACTGCTTGACCTTTTTCGTCAAATGTGTGGGAAACTGCGGACTGTATGGGTCAAGGTCAGCGGAGAACACAAACGCCGTGGGAGTAATTACAATCGTTGTGCTTGCCGTATCTGCAAGGTTGCGGAAGAACTCGGCTTGTTCCGCTTTCCACGCCCGGAGCGTTGCCATCACCGTCGCCGGAGCGGGCAACGTGCGGAAACTGTTAGCTGTTTTCGGTTCACCTACCACGACGCCAGAGGCCGCCGTATAACTCACGTTGCGCTGGACGCGCACAGTGTTAGCGGCAAAATCAACGTCCTGCCATTGCAAGCCGCATACTTCACCACGCCGTAGGCCCAAATAAATCATAATCTGCATAATTGCCCGCCAACGCAGAGGCGCGGTTTGCAGCGCCTTAATAAAGGCTTGTGCGTCGGCCGGAGCCAGATAATCAACGTCCTTGTGCGGCTGTTTTGGGGGCTTTACGCCCCGCATGGGGCTTTTAACAATGTACCCTTTTTCTTCGGCAAAGCTAAAGACGATCCGCAGGAAGTTGAAATAGTGTTTTTGCGTGCCAGCCGAAAGCGGTTGGCCGTTTTTTTGTTTTTGGTCGCGGAGCCAGATAAGAAAGCGTTCGCAATCTGTCTGCTTAATAGCCGTCAGTTTCTTATTGCCGAGATACTCCACGCAGCGAGGGCGCATATTCGTGTAAAAAGCCACCGAGGACGGCTTCAAATTTCCGCCCTTGACGTGGATTTCCCAAAAGTCACCCGAAACAAAGGCTTGAAACGTGTCGTTGTTTGTGCTTTCTGCGCCGTCCCGGAGCGCCTTTTCCCAGGCATCGGCGGCAAGTTGCCACTCCTTGCGGAGTTTTGCCTCACTCTTTGCGGGGTCGGTGTTTTTGACCGATTTTGTGCTGTACTTGGCTTTGCCTCGTTCGTCAAGGCCAAGATACGCCCGCCAGCGACAAGATTTAATTACACCGTTGGCGTCCTTATAGATGTTGATACTTGCCAATTTTAGACCTTCCTTTCCTTATTAAATAGAGAACTTACCCGTTAATCTCCCTCGGCCTCACCCCTTTCGATCTGTGCGGTTGTAGCCGCGGTAAATATCAATGTGGCGCTCCTAAAGGCTTTTGCCAGCGTGTCAACCGCTTCTGGTGTGCCAGGGCTCAAGTCTTGCAAGGCTGTTATCGCCTTGCACAACTCAACCACATTGTCCGTATCTGTAAACAACAGCCTAAGACCTTTGGCGGCCCCCTCTCGCGTAACCTGTGCAATGGTGTCTTGGATTGTATCACCTACAGTTTGCGGACCACGATGTGTATAGCGCATAACCGTTATCGCGGATACCACCGACGCCGGTAATTCCAATACCTGTTTTAGTTTTTCAAGATTTTTTGCCTGTGGCAGTTTCCGATTGACTTCCCAAAGGGCCAGCGTTGCGCGGTCGCAGCCTATCAGTTTGGCCGCCGCAGCTTGCGACAGCCCTTTTTCCCTGCGGGCCTGTGCTATCGCTTCTCCAATATTCATTTTTGCCTCCTCAAAATGTAGAATTTTGGGCTGTTTTCAGCCTTTTCTTTGTGCATTTCCTATTGTTGTTTTTATTGTTGTTGCACGATATGCTTTGTTTGAGTGGGGTTTACTATAGGTTTACTACGGTTTTACTTGGGTTTGTGGCTTTTTGTACAACAACAACAACTATTTTTTCGAATTTGTGGGCATATTGACGGATTTTTGCGTTTGTGTTAATATATTCTCGTAAGGTTAAGGCGGAAACAGCTTTCTTGATTTATTATACAGCAAAACAACAGAGAAAGCAACACATTGTCGTAAATCCATTTGAGAGAGGAGTAACAAAATGGAACAAAAATTTTGCACCTTGCACCAAGCCGCTCAAAGCCCTCAAATTCCGTTCTCGGAATATGCCTTGCGTCGATTGGCAAAAGCCGGGAAGCTCCCCTGTGTTTACTCGGGTTCGCGTTGTCTTGTCAATTTGCCCCGGCTGATTGAGCAAGTCGAAAACGCACCCGGTAACTTGTGGGCTGATGCAAAGGGGGGTGATGTGCTTGACTGACAGAGTGATTTTGACGCCAGAGCAGGTAGAGGAACTAATCGAAAAGGCTTGCGCCCGCAGCTTTCAGCACGAAGGACTGGCTTGTATTTCCCTCCTTGACCTCGAAATGATCTTGCAGAAAGGGGCGACTGCTTTTGACGAGTGAAGAAAAATCCCGGCGCATTTCCGAGGGGAAGCGCAGGGCGTGGGCGCGATATACGCCAGAGGAGCGCAAAGTCTTGTCACAACACCTACAAGGCCACCAGACTGACCCGGAAACTCGGGCCAAAATGTCAGAATCGGCAAAGCGTAGATTTTCCCGCCCCGGCGAAACTGAACGACTGCAAGCGGCGATTGCCGCAAAGAGAGCAACCCCGGAGCATCAAGCCAAAATTGCAGCTAATGTGGCCGCCGGGCTGTACAACACGCGCAAGGGCAAGCCCGTGAGTGCAGAATTAGCGGCAAAAATTAGTGAGGGACATATTGCCGGAAATTACAAAGGTGAACGAAATAAGCTAAGCAAGCCTTGCGTTTGCTTAAATACCGGTGTCAGGTACGCTTGTATTCGAGAAGCAGCAGAACTAACAAGCGTCCCGCGGAGCAGTATTTCGGCTGTTTTGAACAATCATCAGCACACCGCGCACGGCTTGCGGTTTGCATTTATCAAGAAAGACAATCGGGCGAACAGTGCCACAAGTGCCTCCCGCCAATTTGACGGAGGCACACAAAATGGAAAAGGAAAAGAAGGAAAGTAAGGCGCCCAGCAAACAAATTATTGGCCTGCTACACAACGGTGAAGAAAACGCTCTCACCGCTCGTGATCTGGCGACAAGTACCGGACTTAGTGTTCGGGATATAACTTTGCAAATTGCGCGAGAACGCCAAGCCGGAGCGGTTATCCTATCAAGCGGCAAAGGCTATTTTCTGCCCAGTAGCGAGGATGAAATCTTGCATTTTGTGCGGACGATGAACAGCAGAGCGCGGAACATCTATCTTGCCGCACAAAGTGCAAAAGCTATGCTCGCAAAGGTTCCGGGGCAGTTAGATATTTTCGGAGAGGAGGGTAAGCCTTGACGCAAACAGGATTTTGCCCTGTCAGTCGGGAAGTGCTGGCAGGGCCGTGGCACGATAAGCCTAACACGCAATTAGTCTGGCTTACCCTTTTGATTGGCGCAAATTGGGAACCGCGCAAGTGGAGGGATATGACAATACAGCGTGGGCAGCTTGTAACCAGTTACAGCAGAATAGCGGAGCAGACAGGGCTTACCGTCCAAAACGTGCGTACTGCGATAAGACACCTAAAATCAACAGGCGATCTAACACAGGTAATAACGCCGGAATATAGTGTAATTACGCTAAAAAACTATGATGTACTTTGCCCACCTAACACACCTACTAACAAGCGGCTAACAGGCGACCAACAACGAAATAAAAATTATAAAAAAGAATCTCTTGCAGAAAGCGAAAACGAGGGGAGGTTCGCAGCTGATGCACCCCCACAATGGTGAGTATGACCCTAACCTTTCCCCCGTGCTTAACTCTGCACAATGCTTAACAGTTGCTTTAATGGCAGCGCCGGAAATGGCATGGCCTATTGTCCGTACAACTTTAACGGCGCAGATGTTGCCGCTCAATCTGTTGGGTAAAATCTATGACGCTTGCGCTACTCTGGATAAGGCAGGACAATCCCCGACGGTGCAGACTATACTGGATGTGATAGCGGAGCCGGAAAAAGAGCAGCTTATAGATTGGCGGTTCGGCGTCCCTTGTTTAACAGTTGAGCGCGTACAAGATTGGGCGCAGACTATTCGCGACCACTACACCGCGCAACGGTTTGGGGCAACTTTGGCCGAAACTGCTATTAGCCTACAGACTAATCAGATTACCGTTTCCGAAGCTGTTAGCGTAACACAGAAAGCGATAGAAAGCACCACCGCCGGAGGAATAAAAACCCTTGCGGCTAAAGATTATACAGCCAACTATCTGCGGTATCTGAAAACGCCCAGCACAAGCATATTAACCGGGATTGACACACTCGACACCTACACAGGCGGGCTTATTCCCGGCGATCTCAACACGATTGCAGGGCGTCCCGGTGGAGGCAAAACCGATTTTGCCTTGTGGATAGCGGCGTATATTGCAGGGTGCAGGAATACGGTTTTATATGTATCTATGGAACTATCCGAAACCGAAATCAGCGAACGCCTATTCGCGGCCCAGGGCATGATTAACGCCAGGGCTTTGCGTGATAAATCCTTGTCTGACAGTGATAAAGCCAAACTTGGACAGACAGCGCACAAACTCGCACAACTGCCCTTGCATATTTTGGATGCCCCGGCTCAAACCGCCGCCGGAATCGAAAAAGCAATAATGCAAACCCGCCCGCAAGTGGTATTTGTGGACAATCTGGATTTGGTGCGTCCTGTTCAAAGAAACACGCTAAGAAATTACGAAATCGAGGAAATTTGCCACGCGCTCAAAAGCATTGCAAAGCGGAATAACTGTTGTATTGTCGCATTGGCACAGGCCGCACGGCGCAATGATATAATCGGGAAGCCAACCCTTGCCGATCTCTACGGCAGCAGCGCGATTGAACACGATAGCAGCTTTGTTCTAATGCTTTCCCCCGCCAGTAACCCCGAAAACAGCGGCAGCATTGACGGTTTAATTTTGAAAGCCCGGCGTGGGAGAACAGGGGTTGTTCCCCTACAAGCCGATTTTGCTTATCACAGGTGGCGGGAGGTGGGATAATATGGATAAGAAACAGCTTTTGCGGGAAATATCAGAGGATTGCCGGAAACTGCAAGATACCCTTAATCGGGTGCAATCTGGCCTTGATAGGTTACAGGAAAATATTACAAAGGAGTTACAAAGCAAAACGCAAATGTAAGGCTCTCTGATCTATGCCGCAACCCCGAAAATATGGGAAAAGCCTTGATAATACGGGATTAGCCGGTATCAACTAACCGTTGTATACTTTTGCGGTATCGCTTGCAGGAAAGAGTGCAATTTTCCGCGCAACATCAATATAGTGGCCCCAAGCACTCCACCCTTAGCGGCGGGGGGTTTTTTAGCGTCTGGACGTGCCCGGAAAGGCCGGATTTTGTGCCTGTGACAGGCTTTTTGCGTTCTCACGACACCGAGCCTAACCACGCGCAAAAAGCCAATACAGGGCAATTTTTACGAGGCGTTTTATAGGACTTTCGGCTTGTCCTGTACGCCCTAAAATACGCGATACAGGCCGCTTTGTTCTCTGGATATGTGGGGGATTCCCCGGCCTGTCTGGCACATTATAAGGCGATTGTGGGTACTCTGGCGCGGCATTTTGCTGGCGCTTGTAGGCTGTTCTTTCCCACATTTCTGGGAAATTGTATAGCGTTTTACGCAATTCCGGCGGGCAGCTTATCAGTACAACACCCAGGGGGGCTAATTTGTACGCCCACCCCTGCTTGACCAGGCTATCGCCCCCGCCTGTTATATGCGATCTATGCCCGCCAATCTGTGCGCCCTGTTCGGCGCTGAAATAGGCCAAAAATCAGGGGTATTTAAGTTTTATTTAAGAGTGCGAGGGCGCTATTTACAGGCTATCAGAGTGCAATAAACGGCTTAATATCGCCGTTTACAAGCAATCCGCCGCTTTTGTGTTTCCTGTTGCTATCCCTGTTTTGTCGAAAAAGTTGTCGAAACCCGACCAATATTAAGCTATTCACGGATGGGGTAATAGAGTGTTACTGCATCCGCTCCTGACCCTATCCAAGCCCGGCGGTTTCTACTTGTGTATTGGCGTGGGAGCGCAACCACGACCCCGCCCTCCGTCCGCTTTGTTCTTTATTTTATTAAGTAAAATGCGCTGTATACTTAAAAATTTGCAATTTCTTTTGTGTTATGATATAATAAATTAAACAATATAATGTGGTTTTCAAAACTATATTAAATCGGCGTGCTGTATGCCTTAACAATGCAAAGCGGGGGCACATAATGCGGATAAGATACGGCCCAGAGAGGAAAGAAACAGTAATGCAGGCGGTGCAGGCTGTTGGAGCGGGCGCAATCACCAATAGGGTGATGGATATAATGCCCGAGGACTACCAACACGGCGACCCTCTACAGGTAATTGTTGGCGGCTATCGCTTTCGGTGCTGTGTTGTTTGGGACGCGCTTATACTGGAAACCGCCTCTCCCGTCCGGGCGGGCAAAAAGCCGAAAAATCTGATACCCCTTACTTCTCCCGATACAGTGTAGAACCCTAATTTTTTTCCGCAGAGAATTTTTAGCGAGGTCTTGCTATGACAAATCTAATGCGTTTGCAGTTGGAACTAAATAATCAGCCTTATCTGGAGGAAAGCGATCTCTGCTATCTGCTTGAGGAAAACGGCCTTGACCACCAGGGGGATTACACCCAATCTAACCGGCTGAAACTGCTTTGCACAGTTTTAGCAGTTTTTCAGATTTTGACAAACGATATTGACCTTTACCGTCAAATCGAAACCGAGTTCACCACCACCGGCGAGGCAATCCAAGCAATCAATAAGCGCATTGTACAGATTAAGGCCGAGATTTCCCAAATCGAAGCCGAAAACGAGAGCGCGACAAGCCCTATTTCCTATTTGTTTCGGGGGCGGTGCTGACGATGTGGCGAGGACTTGACCGCAGCTTTACCCGTGCATTGGAGCGCGAGGGCGTCCCCGTACAGGACACCGCCGGAATTTATACAAAAGTTTTGTTCCGTCGCAAGCGGGATAACGCCGACGGTGGGGACTGGCTGGACGCATATACCCGGCAGGAGGACGGCTTTAAGGCCGGCGATCTGCTGGCCTTTAGCGGCGACAATTATCTGCTTGTACAGCGCGACCACCGCGAAAACGGCGTGTATAACCGCTTTAACGCTGTTCGCTGTAACCAGACAATCACCCTCGGCAAGTGGGTCAAATCCACGGAGCCTAACGATTTTGGGGAGTATTTGAACATTTTTACTCCCTACGCCACGACGCCCGCTTATATGGTTACGCAACTAACCGGCCTTAACAAGACTGTTATCGGCAGCGTGTTGGGCGGTACAGTTGCCGTGATTATGCCAGCTTATCCGATTGACGCAAATGTTCCCGTCAAGTGCCATTATATTGATTCGACAATGGAGTTTGTCGAACGAGAGTTCACCGTCGAAAGCATGGACTGCACCGATGTGAACACCGATGCAGAGGGCAATATTGGCGGGATTCTCCGTTTGCAAATCAAGCTATCCCCTTAAGATATAACCGCGCAACAGCGCGATTATATACAGGCAGGCCGTTAATCCAATCGGTGCCAACCTTCTTACCTTCTTTTCCGGCGTGGCGGGGACGCCCTATTCCCCGCCACGTTCGCAGGCAATCAGCCGCAAGGCTGTTTTTATAGCTTTTAATTGGCGCGGACAATGCGAACTTATTACAAGGGCGCGGAACCGCTACAAACAAAGGAGCAGGACTAAATGATTTTTGAGATTGAACAGAAAGACAGCTACACCCCCGACGAAGTGCAGGGCTTTATTTCAAAGTTTGTGCAGAGCGAAACCGACAAAGTGCGGACAGAGTACAGCCGCAGAATTAAAGAACTGCAAACCAAGTTGCCCGCCCAGCCCACCGAGGTCGAAAAAGCCCTTGCAGAGCGCACCGCCGCCCTTGATAAACGGGAACGACGGCTTAATTGCAAGGCGGCAGGCATCCCGGAGGAATACGCCGAATATTTCACGGATAAGGCGGATTTTAACAAACTATCTGAACTGTTCAAGGCTGGCGGCTATGTGCCGCAAGGACACAAACAGGGCGCGGGAATCACAAAAGAAGATTTTGCAAAAATGAACTACGCCCAGCAAGTCAAACTTTACGAAACCAACCCCGAACTGTTCAAGCAGTTCACCAAATGACAAAACAGGAGGAATCTTATAAATGGCTATTTTTGTCCCCGAAGTTGCCGCCCCGTATCTGATGAAAGAAATCGACAAGCGGCTTGTTATCTCCAATGCGGCGCTGGATATTAGCGCGGATGTGCCGGAACTGGCATGGAAAGGCAGCGAAATCACATTCCCTGTGTATTCCCGTGTTGCCGTTGCCAGCGCCGTGACTGCTAAGGGCAGCGTTACCCCGACCGAGATTGATGGCAGCAGTTCCACCGCCGCTATTAAGCACTTTGCCGCCGCTGTGAAGTATCACAAGGACACTCTGCGGCAGTCTGGCGGGCCTATCCTGCAAAATATGGCTATCACCGATCTGGCCGACGCTATCGCGCTGAAGCTGGACGCCGATCTAATGGAAACCGCGATTGCCGGGGCCACTCTGAAAGCCGCTTGCGCGGAGGCTGACGCTATTACCCAGGATGAACTGGAAGCCGCTTTCGCTCTGTTTGGCGACAAGCAAAACGCGAACGAGTTTGCAGGTGTGTATATCAATAGCAAGCTGTTTCCGTCCCTGCTGGCTATGGACGGCTTTACCGCCACTGGGCTGACCTATACCACCCCTAACAACGGTATTGTGCAAGGTCAGTGCGTGGGCTTTTATCGCGGTGCCCCCGTTTGGCTGACCGATAACAGCAACCGCAGCGGTTCTGCCCCGGAGTGCAAGACATTGATTGTCAAGCATGGCGGCCTCGGCAAAGCCCGCAAAGCGGAGCCGGAGTTCAGCGAGGAATACCACGCCACTACTTTCTATACCGATGTTGTGGCCGATGTTTACGGCGCTCACAAGGTACTGGACGACAGCAAGGTCGTTCTGCTGGCTAAGACGATTACCGGCTGATGAACCGTGTAGAGTTGCGCTCAATCCGGGAACGGTACGGCTATTCTCTGCGAAAAGTAGCGCAGGCGGCAGATATGAGCCACCCCTACTTGCAACAGCTTGAAAATGGCACAAAGCCGCTTAACCCGGAATTGCAGGCGCGTATTATGCAAGCCTTATACTCGTTAGCGCAGTCCGAAGCGCGGGGCAAACGCTAACACTATGCCGCCCACAATGCCCCAATACGGCGCTGTGGGCGGTTTTCTTTTAATCTTAAAGGACGGTGATACAATGGCAGGAAAAGGCGACGGAAACGCCCGCAACAGCGTTAAATTGACGCCTCGCGGGGCAAGCAAGCCGGAGATTGTCAAACGCATTTTGGACGCAATGCCGGAGTACAAGGCAAACTATGTTTTCTGGCGGTATGCCCCGGAATGTATGACTTGCAAGCCCGCCGGGAAGTCTTTTGCAGACTTCAAAACCGCCGCAGGGTTGCCGGAGCATTTCACCGAGGACAGTTGCAAGATGTGGTTGCTTGACGCCGATGTGCAAGACCTTGTTAGGCTTCTTTTGGAGCGGAAAAACCAACAGCAGCTTCTCGATCTACATGAAAAATATGTTATCAAGGCCGAGAACGACCCCAACAGCCTGAAAGCCCTTTTGCAGTTGAATGAAACCCTGTTCAAGAGCACCGGCAGCCAGATTTTTGCCCTCTTGGACGGTGTGCCTGATGATGTAATCGGGGAGGACAAAAGCGAATGACCAAGACCCAAAAGGCCGGGGCTAAGTTGCGGGCGATAATGGCCAACCCTGTTCTGTGGGCGCGGTATTTTCTCAAAATCACCGACAAGACCGGGCAGCTTGTGCCGTTTGAGTTTAACCCGCAGCAATTAGACCTTGTGAACAATCTACAAAAGTACAATCTTGTGCTTAAATCCCGGCAGTTGGGTATTACTTCCGTTGCGTGTGCGTTATCTCTCTACTACTGCCACACCGAGAAGAACATTACTTGCCTGCTGATGTCCTACAGCATGGAAAGCGCCAGAGGCATTTTTGAAAAGTTAAAATCTCTCTGGCAGGAGTTGCCCGATTGTATCAGATTGCCGGAACTGACGAATAACCGAGGGGAACTTAAATTCTCAAACGGCAGCCGGATTATTGTTAGCACTTGCGGCACAAAAGACGTCGCCCGCGGCCTTACTCTGCGATATGCCCACCTATCCGAGTATGCGTTCTTTCAAGATGACCGCGCAAAGAAAAATCTTCTTGCCCTTGAACAAGCATTGCGGCCCGATGGGGTAATTGTTATTGAAAGCACCGCAAACGGCTTTAATGGCTTTTCTGATCTCTGGACGAAAGCCGAGCAGGGCGAAAACCTGTATACCCCGCACTTCTACGGATGGATTGACGATAAAATCATGTTTGCGGTGGAGCAGGAGCAATTTTGCAAGAAGTGGAAAGCCCGACACGGGAAATTGCCCACCGTTGACGATCTGGACACCGAGGAAAAGGCACTCTTTGAGCGCGGGGCAACTATCAAGCAAATTGTATGGAGGCGGCTTAAAATCGCCAACAGCAGCGCAGACGAGTTTAAGCAAGAGTTTCCCTCAACGCCCCTTGAAGCATTCCTCACTACCGGGCAAAACGTGTTTGATACCAAAATTATAAAGTCGCGTTCTGCGACCTTACCGAAGCCTGTAGCACCCCCGAAACAGTTTATAATGGCAGGGCTTAAATTTTGGGCTTTGCCTGTTACGGGCGTTCGCTATTATATCGGGGTGGACGTGGCCGAGGGGTTGGGCGGCGATTGCGACCACTCTTGTATTGAGATTATCAACGGCGACGGCTACCAATGCGCCGAACTGTACACAAACACGATTGCCCCTTATCGGTTGGCCGAAGTTTTGCTAAAACTGGCGCAGTTTTATAACGGCGCTCTTTGTGTGATTGAAAAAGCCAGCGCGGGGCATACCGTGATAGACAAAATGCGGAACGAATACGCTTATCCCAATTTGTACAAAATCAAACAGTATGATAGCGCCGGGCAGTTGCGGCGCAAGCCAGGCTTTGAAACCACCAAGAAAAGCCGCCCAATCTTGATAAACGATTTTCGGGAGGCATTTGAAAACGGCGAAGTCTGTATTAACTCAAAAACTCTATTGTCGGAAATGCAGCTTTTTGTAGACAAGGGCGGGCGCATGGAACACGCAGGAACCACCGGCGACGATGCAGTTTTCGCTTTCGGGATGGCTTTGCAGGGCGTCAAAAGCGGGCTGTGGTATCTCTAAAGGTATTAAGGAGGAATCTGTTATTAGATGGATATTCAAGCGATTTTAGGCGTACCCCAAACCGCCGAAGCAATGTATATGCAGGCGCAGTATTTGCGCGTGCGGGACTTCCTCGCAGGGCGGCACAAGGTTTTACAGCGCAAGGATTTTACTTTCAAAGACGAAACCTTTGAAACGGCAAAAATTATTCTGCAATCTGTCCCGGCGGTTGTGGATTTCCACGCAAGCTATATTTGTGGCAATCCCGTGACCTTGACCGGCGAGAGCGCCGCCGTTAAAACCTTGCAGGGATGCTATAACCGGGCCAATTACGCCTTGATTGACTATAAGATTGCGGACAATCTTGTTAAATACGGCAATGCCTTTGAGTATGTTTATAAAGCGGAAAATCGCGTCTATAGCAAAGTTTTTGACCCGTTGGACAGTTTCCCCGTCTACGACGATAAAGGCATTTACAGGGCCTTTGTGGAGTATTGGAGCGACACCGTGAGTGGTGTTTCTTATTACAATGTGTACGAGCCGGACACCGTGACGGAATACAGCGACGAGGGCGGCACAATGCAGGAATTGGCGCAATACCGCAACTTGTCCGGCCTGCCTATCCACTACACAAGCGGGGTACAGGCTGACTATAGCTGTTATGGGCGCGGCATCGTGTCCTCGCTTATCCCGATTGTGGACGAGTTGGAAAGCCTGCTTTCCAAGGCGTCTGACGCCGTTACAACCCTTTCGCTCAACCCTCTGGCGGTGGCTACCGGCCAGCGTATCGACGCGAAAATTGACCGCGATCTTGTGGGCGCGTGTGTCAATCTGGAGGAGGGCGGCAATTTTGGGTTTGCAAGCGCCAGCATTGACTACAACACCGTGAAACTCTTGATTGAGCAGCTAATCAATCAGTTTTACACCGTGGCGGAAGTTCCCAGCGTGGTTTTTAACGGCAATGTTTCCAATGTGTCGGAAACTTCCCTCAAACTGCTGTTTACCCAGCTTGACAGCAAGGCAAAGAGAACTGTTTTGCAGATGAAAGAGGGCTTTTATAGTCGTTGGGAGTATATGCGGCAGCTTATGCCGGAGCAGTCGTTCAGCGACGCAGGCTTTGACAGTCTGGACGCGGTTTTTAATCTCAATCGTCCCACCGATAACGCCGCCATTGTTTCCGATCTGTGCAAGCAGTACGAAGCCGGGGCACTTAGCAAACAATCCTTTATCGAGCAAAGCCCCTATACCAACGACGCCGAACAGGAAATGAAACGAATTGCACAGGAGGGCACAGTCAATGCCGCAGCGGGATTTTGATACTCTCTTTGAAAAGTTGGAAAGCAATCTTGCTTTTGCCAACGACGCCGCCTTTATGAATGAATTGAAAGCCAGCATTAAGACGCCGGAGCAATGGGCAAGGCTTGTAAATCTCTATTGTGGGGCGGCAAACAAAATGATTAACTTTGTTCTTGATACACCTGTTCCTATATGAAATCTTAGAAATTGAATAACGCGTACTATGAGAGTGAATTTCATAGTACGCGCTTTACTAAATCATTCTATATCATCGATATCGTCAATTTGAAAACCATCTTCAGGTGCTTTGATACATACCATACCAAGTGTTCTGTATGTGAAAATTTCAGATACTATTTCAGCTTGTACAAGAGAAATTGCCTCATCGTCTGCCAGCCAAATCGAACCGCTTTCGTTTTCGAAGTATGCTTCACCGTATTCTTCTTCGAGTGTACTTAACCACCTTGAACTTATAGTATCAAATTCATCTTCGGCATCAATTACGCTCTGAAAAGAAACTTTTGATAACTTGTTATCTTTATCAAAAATAAACCTTAAATCACCACTAATCCCATCGTAAGTATATTCGTACTTATAGCCAATGCATCCATCCTCAGTCTCATATTGTTCGCTATTGTCTCCGTATAATTCTTTTATTGCGGATATTTCACTGTTCCAAGTCAAATCTGGAGTTATATAAGGAGAAATATCACCACCTGCGAACGAGCAACCAAACTGAAGTAAGATAAAAGTCAAGCAAATCAGCAATGATAAAAACCTCTTCATTCTTAACACCCCTAAAACAGTATAGGAACACCACATAGCAGAATCAAGAGCTATGTAACCAAATGGTAGCATTACCACAATAATTATGCCACCGTTTGGTAACATTGTCAATGAGAAGGTGATGCAATGCGGTGGCAAAGAATAGAAGATTTAAGAATAGACCATGATCTGACCCAACAACAGGTTGCCGATATTCTGCATTGCCCGCGTGAAGTTTACAGGCGATATGAAAAAGGAATCAGGGAATTGCCTTTGTCTTATGCTGTTGTGCTCGCAAAGTATTATAAAGTTTCGTTGGACTATCTGACAGGGCTTTCAGACGAAAAGATTCTAAAATGA